TCTTGCGATGGTTCGACCGTTATCCAGTCTTGGTGGAGATCAAAGGTGCCTCCACCAGTTTGGTAGCAGAGAATATTTGGATTACTTCAAATCTTCACCCTAGTGCTTGGTATCCAGATCTCGATGCGACTACCTATCAAGCTTTAGAGCGCAGATTAGAAATAATATATATCGATTAAAAAACTTTCCTAAATGGAATACGTTGGTGGTTTATCAGGCGCTGCTCTTGGTTATATTGGAGGAAATTTCCCAGGAGCTGTTGCAGGATATAAATTTGGATATACTGCTGGGAAAAACTTCTCCCAAAAGAAAACAATGGAGTATGGAACAAAACGTCGAAAGGTTGTTACTGGAAAGTACGTCCGAGCCCCAAGTACTCGGAGGAAAGTTAATTTCAAAAGTCCTTCTGTTGTTTTTGGTTCTCGTAACAAGTGGGCTGGTGGTGTTAAACGTAAACGTAATGGTCAAGCCCGTAGAAAAGTGAAATTTCAAAAGAAGCGAGTTGGAAAAGCTCGTTATGGAGGTAAATTTAAGAAACCTCGTAAAATTCCTCGAAATATTGAAGGTTTGTGTTCAGCAAAGGGTTTCCACAAAACCCTGGAACAATTCGGGAAGGTGAATGATCCGAATAATGTGATTTTGACACATTCTACGATTCAAATACAAGAAACAATCTATACAATTGCAACGGCGTTGATTAGATTTGTTATGACCAAAGCTGGTTTTAAAGTAACGAATAAGTACAATACGCTGCAAGCATCTGCTGGTTTATCTTCTTATGGGATTTACTTTGTTTATCAAAGTAAAAATCCCGAAACTATGGCGGTTACTGAGGTTACCTATATGATACCAGGTCCGGGTAATAATTTTGACGATATTGTCGATTTTGGAACTGGAATTGGGTTTGATGCTTTTCCGAATCATTTGTTGAATTACGTTCGTACCTTATCTGATCTTGTACCCTATCGTTTAGCTATTTATGAAGTTGACAACGATGGTTCTGATGCTGATGTAACATTTACATTTAGAATGCGTGCTGAAATATTTTTGGAAGATGCGGATTTGGCAGTATATCAAAATTCGTATTTGACTATTCAAAATCGAACCAAAGCAGCTAGTGCAGCTGCTGAAGATAGTGCATTTGATATTGATCGAATTGACAATCAACCTCTTAAAGGATATTTGTATGAGTTTAAACAAGCAAATCCTAGAGTAAAGCATTTGGGACCATCTCTGAGTATTTTGAACCAGTCGAATTATTTTTTTAATGGTATTCATGAAAGAGGAATGTCCTTAGTTCGAGGAGCCGAATATGAAGGTGCCGAAGAACCATTTACGCCAAAGTATTTTAGCAATATTGCTAAATGTGTCCCGGTATTTTTGCAACCAGGAGAAATGAAGAAGACATCTGTTTCTTATCGTTTTAAGGGGAAAATGTGTTCTGTTATGGAGAAATTGAGAGTGAAAGATTGGCAGGCTAATGCTGTAGTTACAGGTGCAATTGGTAAATCTCAAATGATTTGTTTGGAAGAAGTTATGCGAACTAATAGCTCTAACAAAATTGAGATTGCATACGAACGAGAATTTAAAGTTGGTGCAATAGCATCTTATGCTTTGACACAGGCTCCTTTGGAATCTACAGTTGTTAGTGCTGCATATGATAATTTTGTTGTTTGAATAATATATTTATTATGCTTCAATACAATCTTTGAGGAAGAAGTATCTTGATCTTGGCTTGATACTTGCTTTATACTCTTTGTCTTCTTCTACAGATCTATAGATCCACGCTCCTGGCTTGCTTGGAGTATTTGCAAACTTGATCTTTGTAAATCTTGGTGGAGTAGGAGGAGGAGTTTGTTCCATGTCGAAAATATTTTGAAAATTTTCGGGGGGATGGCCTCTATATATAGGAAAAAACACGTGACAATCACGTATCTCGACGCTGATTGGCTGATCTAATTCTCCGATCACGTGACGTCACGTGTATAAATTGCCGATGCGCTGCGCACAGGGACGTGACGTCCCTCAAGGACGGCTCACGTCTGTGTGCGTATAAAGCGCATAGGCCGAGCAACAACATAACTAGCGCTGATAGCTAGCCTTATTGTATAAATGCGCTTTAGCGCCCACCGCAAAATCGGAACGAGCCGCCGAAAGTCAGTAAACACCAAGCGCACAGCGGATACGAAGGTATCCATTGTCTGTGCGCTAAAGTTTCTTACTGACGCGGCGGCTACCGTCTACCTGTCTGTGCGTCGACGTCTACCTCTGTGTGTCGACTGCGCCACCATTTGTATATAAGAACGAGCTTCCCTCGCTCGTTTTCATGTCATGCCCGCGCCCCAAGCCCGATATTGGATCCTTACCATCCGACACGACGACTGGTCAGTTCCAGAGGAACTACCACCACCTTTGGTCTACTGCCGGGGCCAAACGGAAGAGGGAGCTGGCGGATATGTCCATTGGCAGCTCCTCGCAATCTTCTCCAAGAAAGTCACTCGTCGAGTATGCAAAGAATGTTTTGCGAACTCCGCCTTTGCAGAGCCTACCAGATCGGCTGCAGCCGAAGAATACGTGTGGAAAGATGACACCTATGTGGATGGAACCAGATTTGAAGTGGGTGAACGACCTCGTAACCGAAACTCCAAATCGGATTGGGAAGCAATATGGGCCTCCGCTGTCTCCGGAGACATATTGGCCATTGAACCATCCATTAGAATACAACATTATCGCACTCTTCGGACTATCCGTGCAGACTACGCTGCACCTGTTGCTATTGAACGTAAAGTCGTTGTCTATTATGGACCTACAGGCTCTGGAAAATCACGGAGAGCCTGGTTGGAATCAGGTTGGGACGCTTATCCTAAAGATCCGAGATCCAAGTTCTGGGATGGATACCGAGATCAGAAGAATGTTGTATTCGATGAATTTCGAGGAGGAATCGACATTGCCCATATCTTGCGATGGTTCGACCGTTATCCAGTCTTGGTGGAGATCAAAGGTGCCTCCACCAGTTTGGTAGCAGAGAATATTTGGATTA